CTCATGTCTAGCGCATCTATTCCTAGTGGTGATCGCGTTACTGCTACCGCTGTTAGAATGATTGGATCAGAACTTGAGACAGTCTTAGGTGGTGCATTCTCTGCTATTGCTAGAGATCTTATGGAACCAATTGTTAAGCGTTCAGTCTTCTTAATGATTGAAGCTGAAGAACTAGATCAACGCATGTATGAACAGTTCTTTGACGCTGAAGGTTCTTTATCCGTAGAAGTAATCACTGGTCTACAGGCTCTTAGCCGCGACACCGATCTTCAGAAGCTTATGCAAATGGGTGAGATGGTACGCAACCTACCAGAACAGGCAGCAATGTCATTCAAGTGGGATGAATATGCAAGAGCATTAATTACTTCACTAGGATTTGATGCCCGTAATTGGGTACGATCTGCTGAAGATATTCAGATGGAGCAGATGCAACAGCAGCGCATGATGATGCAGCAGCAGACAATGCAAGCTGGTGGTCAGGCTGTAGCTGGTGCGCTAGGTAATCTAGCAGTAACTGCTGGTCAGCAAGACCTCGCTCAGAATGGTGGACAGGGTATTATGAATGTCCTACAGAATTCAGGTGCTGATATGTCAGCCTTTATGGGAGGTCAATGATGGCTAAGAAAGTAAACAAAGCTAGTATGCCTTGCAATCAACCACGCAAGTCTCCTAACCCCGCCAAGAAGCGTGTGGTAAAAGCTTGTGCTAATGGACAAGAAAAGATTATTCATTATGGAGCAACAGGCTATGGTAATAACTATAGTGCTGCTGCCCGTAAATCTTTTCGCGCACGACATAAGTGTGGATCTGCAAAAAATAAACTATCTGCACAATACTGGGCATGTAAAGATCTCTGGGGTGGACCCGGTAAGTCTAAGACATCATGTCCAAAAGGTAGAAAGTGTAAAAAATAATGGCTAAAGATGCATGCTATCGCAAAGTAAAATCCCGCTATAAGAAGTGGCCTTCGGCTTATGCCTCAGGTGCTTTGGTTCAGTGCCGTAAAGTTGGTGCTGCAAAGTGGGGCAACAAATCCAAGAAGAAAAAGTAATGGCTAAAAAGAAAAAGAAAGCAGACTTCTCTCTTGAGAAAAAGAAAGGACTACATGGTTGGTTTGCACGAAACAACGGAAAAGGTTGGATTGACTGCAAAACAGGTAAACCATGTGGCCGTAAGAGTGCAAGCGAAAAAGGTAGGAAGTATCCTGCCTGTCGCCCAACCAAATCAATGTGTACTGCTAAAGGCGTTCGCGCCAAGAAAAGTGGTAAGCAAGTAAGGTGGGAATAATGCCATTTAAATCTCATCAACAACAAAAGTTTATGTACGCTGTACATCCAAAGATAGCTGCCCGGTGGCAAAAAGAAACACCAAAGGGCAAGCTTCCTAAAACAAAAAGGAAGAAAAAGAAATGATTCATACACACACAATGACACAACTAAAGACAGCGCAAGATCCTATGAAACTTCTTGCTCCAACAAGTCTTTCAGTTATGAATGTTTATGGGGCTAATAAACCAGCAACTAGTATTACTACATCTGCTGGTGCTATTATTATTCCAAACTCAAGTTTAAATTATGTAAAACTAGTTCCTGTTTTTGCTAGTTCTGGATTAACTTCGCCTATTAAATTTAAAGTAACTGGTTATTCTAAGACTAATTCAAATCCACCAACTCAGATTCCTCAGTTGTTGTTTGAAGGTCAAGCTACCCTCTATGCTAACAACTTTGATTATTTATCTGCAACTGGTTTAACAGCTACTCTTGCTACAGGTACTGCTGTTGTAACAGTAGCAAGTACTGCTGGTTTACAAGTTGGACAAACTCTTGTTAAAACATCTGGTGCTGGCGCTTTTGGCGCAACACCAACAATTACAGCTATTAACTCTGGTACTCAGTTTACTGCAAGTGTAAATCATGCAACACTTGGCGCTATTACTTTTGATGTTAGAGCATTTACTAATTTTAATGTACCTCAAACAATTGTAAAATTAAATGGTGATGGTAAAATTTACAATGCTACTGGTATTCTAGATACTGCTTTTGTATTGGTAGATACTCTTGGTTGTGAGCTTGTTGAAGTTGAGTTCTTTCACGGAGCAGCAACAGCAGCCAATTCAGCTAACGCTTTCTACGGAGTATTATAATGCATAGATTTCGTTCTTGGACTTTAGATCCCCCTGAGTGGAGAACGCAAAGAAATCGTTTGCTTCCAGCTGAAGGTGGGGATGGTTCTACTTTGTCATTAGATTTTACTACAGGTGTCCTTGACCCGCGCCTGTTGTTCACACGCACTACCAACGCCACCTTCATCAACTCGCAGGGCTACGTTGAGTGGGCTGCTGCAAATGCGCTGTCAAACTCTGTATTTGCTGGAGCAAGCGGTGCAACCCAGCCGACCGGATGGCTTGTCCAGTTTATAGGAGGAACTGGAAGTTTCACTCTCAATGGAACTGAACTGACCATTTCCAACAACGGAAGCGCAACGCGCTCGCGCCTTTATCAAACTGGTCCAACTGGTAATGGCCTTCCTGTTACTGTGCAACTCAAAGTTGTTGCGAACAACACAAGCGGGATGAGTCTTGTTGAGTTGCTTGCGTTCTCAATCAATGGATATGTATCGGGTTCACAAGCAGTTTACAAAGTAAACGGAACCACTCAAACATCCGGTTTTACCGGATGGGTTGCAGGAGACACGGTTACTTTGACTTGCATTCCAGCAACTGGATTAGCAGCAACGTGTGTGTTTGGACTCGGTGTTTCAGCAACAGTATCAACTTCCGCTTCTGTAACCATCAAAGATGTTCAGATCGAACCGGGATCTGTTGCGCGTTCATACATTGCGACAACTACTAGCGGTGCATACCAAGCACCTCGCTTCGACTACGACCCCACCACGCTGGTTGCTAGCGGACTGCTGATTGAGGGAAGCGCGAGCAACTATGTTCTTCGAAGCGAACTTAATCCGTTCGCATCTCCGACATGGCAAACTGCCGGAACCACACTTCCAACAATTACTACTGGATATACCGGGAACGGTTTTGCTCCAGACAATACTTCTAATCCAACGAGAGTTCAATTTGCCGTAAATGGTGGAAGCGCAAGTCGAATATTTCAGCCGACTTCGTATGCAACAAATCCAACTACGGCTAATCCATATACAGTTTCGGTATGGATGAAGAGCAACACTGCTGGAACCAACTACACGATTAACATTCTCGGAACTGCTGGAAGTAGTGCTGTCACTGTTACTCCGACATGGCAACGATTTACGCTGGTAAACACATCTGGAACTAGTCTTGTTGGATACGTTTATATTTCCAACGAGTCCGGTTCTGTTGCTGCTGATGTACTAATTTGGGGCGCACAACTTGAAGCAGGAAACGGCGCATCCTCGTACATTCCGACCGGGGTAAGCACGGGGAACAGGGCGTATGACCATTGCTACGCAACTGGCACGAACTTCACTTCGTGGTTTAGTACCGGGGCAGGGACTTTGGTTGCTGTGTCGGACAACACGAAAAACAATACGCAGAATTTGAATGCGACTATTAGCGACGATAGTACGAGTAACTATCTCCGCATGGGGTTCAAGGTTGGCGGAGCATCAAACGAATATCTGTTGACCACCGTTGGCGGACCATCTTCATTTCAGGGAGCAGCAGACAGCGGATACGCACCTGCGCTCAACACGGTCTACAAGATGGCGTATGCGTGGGATACCAACAATTTTGCAATCGTTGCCAACGGCGGCGCGGCTGGTACCGACACATCTGGAACGCTTGCTGGCGCAGGAGTGCTTACGAGAATGGTCATTGGTGGAGATTTCGTTGCAGTTCCCAATGACATCTATTTCAAGAACGGCCATATCCGCTCGTTGAAGTATTGGCCGACTCGTCTTTCGAACGCCCAACTCCAAGCCCTCACCACAGGATAAAAACATGGACTACCTACTCCGCGCAAATACAAAAGAACAAATGGAACAAGCTTTGATTAATGCTGCTTTACTTGAAGTACGCACAATTGATGGACAAGAAGTTAAACTTCCGGTTTCAGGTGTTTATGTTGACCACATTGGAACAATTACAAAGCCAGCCATAATTGAGGGCGAAGGTGAGGATATGGTCATTACACTCCCTAGCACAACAGATACACGCTGGCATACTAATATTCGTGTCACCTTTGAATTAACCGAAGAACAGATAGATGCTCTTCCACAGGTCGATCCACCTCCTGCAATTCCATACCGAGTATTTATATAATGGCAAAGAAAACATATAAGTGTAACTGTGGTAAGACCACAACATGCACTGGTAAAGACGCACAAAAAATAATGTACCCAAAGAAAGGAAAGAAATGAAGAAACCAATGAAGAAGGCAGTCAAGAAGACTGCTGAAAAGAAAATGGCAGCTGTTAAGAAGATGGCTGCTAAGAAGAAGTCTTATTAATTTTTAACCCTAACGAAAGACACACACTATGAATGAAGAGACTCCCGATATGATGGAACAATCTTCCGAGACTCCAGTAGTATCACAGGAACAATCTCTTACATCGACAGCAGAGGATGCTATTCTCTCCCGTGAGAAGGCTGCTTTTGACGCTTATGTAAGAAACCAAGGTATGGCTGTTCCTGAAAACTTTAAGGACGCAGGAGCTTGGTTTGAAAGTCTTAAGACTGCTCAAAAGGAATACACCAAGTCACGGCAGGAAGTATCCGACCTCAAGAAGAAGTACGAGCAGAATCCCACTACAGCAAACCCAGTCAAACAGGATGCTGCTCCAACAAAGGAAGAGATTCCTGTCGTACCAGAAGTTCTGAAGATTCCAGAGAAGAAGGTAGAAGAAGTTAAAGCTGAAACTCCAGCTGTTGCTACCGAAGATGATTGGAAGCAGTGGACTGTTGAGTTCGCTACTAATAATAATCTATCTACTGAAACTCTAGACACGATTAAAAAGAAGACTAATCTACCAGAATCTATCATTAGTGAATATATGATAGGTCAAAAGGCAAAGCTAGAAATTGCTTATAGCAAGGCTGCTGAGCTTATTGGTGGAAAGGATCAACTAGCAAAGATGTTTGATTGGGCAAGTAAGAATCTTACCCAAGCTGAACAGAATGCAATTAATC